CCTGTGGCCATCGTTGAACACGCTGACGGGTTCGTGGATACCGTTCCCGCCCACATGATCCGCTTCCTCGACAAGGAGTCCTGAAATGCTGCCCCTTCAAATCGACACCGCCGAACTTATGGCCCGCGCAGAGAAAGCAATCAGCAGCAGCCTCGCCTCACTGGCCGGTAGCATTGCTCCAAAAGCCGACATGGTGCTGGCCGAAATCACGTTCGCCTACAAGCTGAACCTGATCAGCTACGCCCGCCGTGAGTTGCTGATGATGCAGGCCAAGAGCATCGCCGCGTACCGCGCCAGCGAGTTGGTTCGGCTGAAGAATGCTCCAGTGGTTCACCCGATGGAGGTGCGCCTGTGAACAACAAAACTATTGAGCTGGCTGCGCTGGCAGCTGGCGTTTCTGGTCAATGGTGCGAATTCACATTGCTAGATTCTGGCGAAAAACGCACTGGTATCGGTAATCCTCAAATCTGGAACCCGAACGTAACTCTGTGGAACCCAGCGGACGATGACGCTCAGGCCCTGCGCCTGGCCGTAAAGCTCGGCATGATGGTCGCGATCTCGCCCACGTCTTCGTCGGCCCGCATGCCGTGCGACTGCCGGTGCAATGCGGTTGCCTACGGTGTCGACGGCACAACGCCGGAAGAACGCACCCGGCACGCAATTCTTCTGTGCGCTGCCAAGCATGGTTCGAGTATGCAGCGCGCTGCCGGCGGGCCGTACTGCCCGGAGTGCGAAAACTACCTTTGCGGCGGCACCAGAATTTTCCAAGGCAGCGAATGCATAGGGATACCTTTCTGATGAAAACGATCATTGCCTTGATTTTTTCTGTTTTGATGCTTTGCGCTCTGGTGCTCGGCCTGCAAGTCATGGTCGGTATCCTCTCCGGGAATTGTTTTTCCGTGGTCGCGAAAACATGGTCCTACCACTCGTATACCTGCCGAGGCGGTGAATGAACACCATCACCAAAGTCCGCGCCTCGTCCTGGGGTTCGCTCTTCGACTGCGCTCACAAGTGGGAAGGCGTGCACATGCTGGGCATGCGTTCGCCGTCGTCCCCTCGCGCATTGCTGGGCACCGCAGTGCACGCCGGAACCGCTGCATTCGACACCGCCCGCATGGTCGGCGAACCGGTCAGTGCTTTCGAAGCGGCAGAATCCCTGATCGAAACCCTTCGCCACCCGCGTGAAGACGTGAATTGGCGCGGCAGTGACATCACCCTGGTGAAGGCTGAAACCATCGGCCTTAGCCTGCTGACCAAGTATTGCCACAACGTATCGCCACGCTACACGTTCAAGGCCGTGGAGCTGACCACCAAGCCGCTGCAGATCGATTGTGGCGGCGGCCAGATCATCGAATTGACCGGCTCGCTGGACCGGATGCGTGCCATCGCTGATACCGAGCTTGATCGCCTGGCTGACGTAAAGACCGGGCGCGCAGCGGTCAGCAATGGCGTGGCCAAGACAGCGCCGCACCGGGCTCAGCTCGGAACGTACAACTTGCTTTATGAGCACACCACCGGGCGCCCCACTGACGACGTGTCGGAAGTCATCGCCATGAACACCAGCGGCAGCCAGGAAATCGCCACCGGGGAAACCCGAGGAACCCGCGAGCTGATGGTGGGCACTGAGGAATATCCCGGTTTAATCGAAATTGGTTCCGCGATGTTTAGGTCCGGCCTGTTCCCCCCGAATGTCCAGAGTTGGACCTGTAGCGCCCGCTACTGTCCACGCTGGAAAACTTGCAGATACCACGAGTGAGGAAGAACCCAATGATTGGCAGCGACCTGTATGTGAAATTGATTGACCCGACTGGCAGCAAAAAACCAGTCGTCAACCACCACCGCGTTTGGGACGGTCAGTTGTTTCTGGCTTCCCAGCGCACCCTGTACGAAGTGAAGCCGGAAAACCCAGCCGACAAGCGCATCGTCAGCCAATCCACCGAAGCAGATTACCGCGCCTTCATGGGCTACAAGGAGAAAGCAGCATGACCGAACAAGCCACTAACCTCGAAACCCTGCGCCAGCAGCCCGTAGCACGCACAAACGACGCGCCTATGTCCCTGCTGACCGGTTCAGGCTTCGACCAAATACAGCGCGTTGCCCGTGCGCTCAGCGCCTCCACACTGGTGCCAGTGCAGTACCGTGCATTCACCGAAGTTAAGGAATACGGCAAAGTAATCGGCCATGAGCCAAACAGCGCCGGCCTTCCGAACTGCATCGTGGCCCTGAACATGGCCCATCGCATGGGCGCCGACCCACTCATGGTTATGCAAAACCTGTACATCATCGAGGGCCGCCCGAGTTGGTCCAGCCAGTTCGTAATTGCTGCCATCAATAGTTGCGGTCGCTTCAGCCCGCTGCGCTTCGAAATGAGCGAGCCAGGCAAACCGCAGGAAATCACCTACACCGCCACCGTCTGGAAAAACAAACAGAAGGTCGACGAAGTACGCAAGGTGAAGGTTCAGCACCAGACCTGCCGCGCCTGGGTGATCGAGAAGGAGACCGGCGACCGCCTCGACGGCCCGACTGTTTCGATCCAAATGGCAATCGATGAGGGCTGGCTGACCAAGAACGGCAGCAAGTGGCTGACCATGCCAGACATCATGCTGCGCTATCGAGCCGCCGCTATGCTGGGCCGCCTGTACGCCCCCGAGTTGTTGATGGGCCTGCAAACCCGTGAAGAGCACGACGACTATATCGAGCCGCGCGATACCGACATCCAGGGTATGACCGTGAGCCTCGACGAAATCCGCGAAACACCGCCAGCAGTTCAGCGCAGCGATGACGAAGAAACCGAAACAGAAATCGTCGAAGGCGAAACGGAAGCGGCTGAAAACGAAACAGCGCCTCTAGTCGAGCAGCCTGACGGCCCGAGCTACGAGTAACCCATGGACATCAGCCAGACCATGCTTGACCAGCTCGGTAGCCGTCGTGCCTTCCTGATCAGGCTGGCCGTGGCTGAGTTATTCGCCAGCAACGCCTGGGAAATCCAGTTCACGAAAGACATGCGCGACTTGTTCGATAGGGACGGGGACCGCATGACCATGACAGACCTGCAACGCAAACAATTGAACCGGATTGCCGGTTTTTAACCACGAGGAAGAAACGCATGAAATTGGAACAAAAAGCGATCATCGACGCCGCCGCCCGTGAGGGTAAATTTCCAATGGAAATGGCCAAGGAACTGCTCGGTCACGACCTTCTGCAAACCATGCTCAACAGCATGCGCGGCCACGCTGTAGCGTTCAAAAACATGTCCCAGCAGCAACAGGACGCGGCCATCGAAATCATGCGCAAAGACGTGGAAGCGGCTGTAGATACCGCCGTGCGCCTGATCTCTTCGCAGGCCGTGAACACCATCCGCGTGAAGCTGAAGAAAATGGCGGTGGGCGACAAGTACCAAGTCACCGCCGACGTGGCCACCGACGAAGACTTTATCCACGAGCTGATCGATAAGGTTCGCGATAAGAGCGACGTGCTGATCCTGCTCAGCGAACGCGATTACCTTCAGGGGCTGGACCGTGTGCACGGCGAGAAAGACCAGAAGGATTTGCCGTTGGACGACAAGAAGCCGGCCGGTTGGGCGCCAGCAGAATCGAAGCCAGCTGGCAAAGGCAAACCCGCCGCTGAAACTAAGCCCGTGGAAATCCCAGCCAAGACCCTTGACCAGGCCCGCGAGTTTGTCACCAAGCAGCAGAACGGCACGCTGACTGGCCTGCAAAACTTCATCAAGTGCGACACCAGCAAGGCTAAGGCCATTCACGACATTCTCGCTGCTGAAGGCATCCTGAGCACCGGCCAGGACAAGGAAGGCAACCGCGAGTTGATCCGCAAGCCGGCCGAACCGAATGCACCTGTAACCGATACCGGTACCGACGACAAGGCAGAGTTGGTAATCCCAGACGCCCTGTATGCCAAGGCCAAAACCGCTGTCGTGATTGGTCGCCGGATCAGCACCAGCTTCCTGCAGCAAGAGCTTGAGGTTGATGACGCCACTATTCAGGCGATTCTCAGCAAGCTGGAAGCTGACGGCGTGATCAGCGAAGAAAACGAGATGGGGGGCCGCACCATTCTCGAAGATGCGTAAACCCTAAAACCCGCTTGACTTGATGGCTCTACGATATATTCTTCATGTCGTAGGGCCATTTTTATTTGAGGAAGAAAAGGAGCAACACCGATGAAGATTGACCGCATTGAAGTAGCAAACGTCCTGGGCCTGTGCCGCGCCGACATTGATATCCCCGGCGGCATCCTGCTGGTGGCTGGGCCAAACATGTCGGGCAAGTCTTCTCTTCGCGATGCGATCAGCATGGCCCTGACCGGCACCCCGGCGCGCGTGAGCAAGAAGAAAGACCTCGACCAGGCATTGCACGACGGCGCCAAGAAAGGCCGTGCCACCGTGTTCTCTGGCGGCGAAGTGATTGGCGAGTTCAAGCTTCCGAAAGGCGAGTTCGCTGCACCTGAATTGGCCGGCGCTGAATACTTGCCGCTGCTGCTCGACCCTTCCAAGTTCGCCGCACTGCCAAGCGATGAGCGCCGCTCGTTGCTGTTCAAGGTCACCGGTTGCGGCGCCAGCATGAAGGTGATCACCCCGATGCTGGAGAAGCTCGGCGTCGATATGGAGTTGTTTGGCGAAGTGTCGAGCATGCTGCGCAGCGGCTTCCCTGCTGCTGAGAAGTACGCGGCGGATAAAGCGCGCGAAGCCAAGGGCGCCTGGCGCGTTACCACTGGTGAAGTGTGGGGAAGCGAGAAGGCCGATGGTTGGGAAGTCGAATTGCAGGGCGAATGCCCAAGCGTCGAAGAAACCGACAAGGTTGCCGCTCTGGTGCTCAGCCATCAGGAACGCATCGAGGCTGGCGTGCAATTCCATGGCGGCCTGATCCAGCAGCAGAAGCAAGCCGAAGGCCGGGCTGGGCAGATTGCTGAATTGCAGGAGAAAGCGGACAGCCTGAAGCGTGTCACCATCAAGCTGAAAACCACCCGAACCGACCTGGCTGACTGGGAAACCAAAGTCACCGACTTGACCGAGGCGCTGGCCACCGCCCGCGCTGCTGCTGAGCTGTGCGAATGCCCGTCCTGCGGCACCAGCCTACGAATGGAAGCCGGCAAGCTCGTGGAAGCATCGGCGGCAAGCTCGGGAGCATCGGCGGCAGACCTGCAAACCCAACTCAACGAAGCCAAGACCGCCCGCGACCTGCTACGCCGCACCGAAACCAATGACGTTGCGCTGGTGGCCGCTGCCAACGCCGCAGGGGATCAACTCAAACAGGCCCAGGAAGAGGCGCCAGCGTTCGACGAGGCGCTAATGGCCAAAACCGTGGCAGGCATCGACCAGATGCGCACCCTGCTGCAACAGGACAAGGCCAAGCTCGACGCCCTGCTGGACAAGCGCGAAGAGTTCAACACGGCCAAGGACACTACCGACAAGGCTGCAGCGTTCCACACCGAAATCAGCAAGTGGCTGGCCATCGCCGACGCCATGGCACCGGACGGCATCCCCGGCGAGTTGCTGGGCCTGGCGCTGGCGCCAATCAACCAGTCGCTTGAAGTGCTCGCCGGCATGGCTGGCTGGCCCATTGTGCGCATCACCCGCGACATCGACATCCTGAGCAACGAACGCACCTATGGCCTGTGCAGCGAGTCGGAGAAGTGGCGCGCGGACACCCTGATTGCGTTGGCGATTGCGCAACTTACCGGCCTGAAGCTCGTGGTTCTGGATCGCTTCGACGTGCTGCAACCAAATGCGCGTGGCCGCCTAATGGGCATGCTGGTGCAGTTGGTTGAGCTGGGCAGCATCGACACCGCCGTGGTGTTGGGCACGCTGAAAGAGGCGCCAGCGGGCCAGCAGGGAATCACTGGGGTTTGGGTAAATGGCGGTATTGCGGAGGCGGTTGGCAATGCGTGACATCGAGCGTACAGAGTCCGTTGGCTGGGCTCAGGAAAGCCAAGAGCGCCGGGCATTCAACCGAGAAAGCAGCGCGCAACAATTGACGGCGCGAGGGTTCGTCTTCGTCTCCAATAACGGCGGCGCACATCTGGTTGTCACCCACGGCGCCAAGGTTGTGGACTTCTGGCCTGGCACCGGCAAGTACATTCCTCGCGGGTTTGGCAAGCCAGGGCGTGGCGTCTTCAACCTGATCAAGCTGCTACTGGTGAAGCCATGCTGAACCCATCCACCCAACCCCGCCGACACGCGGCCCACGTCGAGCGTGAACAGGCCACCCGCCTGCGCGCCCTAGGCGCATCGCTGAACGCCCGCCAGGCCGCCAATCGTGTCGGAATCAGCGAGTTACGCGCCGAGCAACTGGCGGCGAAATACGGCTTCACCTACCTACAACACCGAGGGTAAGAACATGGACAACACCAAACCGTCGTCACTTCTGGACAAGTTCGTGGTTCGCTTCAACAACGCCGGCCTGCGTGACCGCATCAAGGACCGCGCCAAGGCCGATCATCGCGCAATGAACGACGTGGTGAATTTCGCCGTCGAGCGCTATCTGCAAGGCGCCGACGCCTTCGACCGCCTGCTGCAACTGGTTGAAAACTCCCTGAAGCCGACCGGGACGGACGGTTATATCCCGGTGAAAAAAGCCACGCTGCTGGCGCTGTACGACGCTTGCGAACGTGGCCGCCGGCTTTCCCCGGACTCTGCTCCAATGGTGGCGGTCAGCACGATACTGGACATGGAGGGGTTCGGTCGTGATTAAGCCCATGCAGGCCACCGTCTGGCTGGCACCCACCAAGGGCCGCCGCTACTTCAACCGCAAGGCCGCCATCAAGGGCGAGGCGCGGGCGCTGATTTACAAGAAGTTCCCCATGATTGAAGGCTTTGGCATGAACGAGCCGCTGTGCGATATCGCCGAATACGACCCAGAGCGTTACGCGAAACTCCACGCCCGCCTGTGCCGCATCCTCGACCGGGTAACGCCGCAGAAAGCGCCAAGGGCGATCTCGAATAGCTACGGCAAAGTCGTGACGAGAAAACCCCAATTCCGCTATCCAGAGCCAATCGAGTCGGAGGGCGGCCACCATGATTAAGCCCCGCGTGCACGACCGCTATTTGCACAAGCCCACCAACCGCCGCCTGCGCGTCATGTGGGTGGAGGATGATCTGGTGCGCATGGAAGGGATCGACAATAAGCCGCAGTACGTGGCGACCAGCGACCTCAACAACAAGCAGGCTTGGGAGAAATTGCCGTGAACAAAGTTGAAATTGCTCAACTCATTGGCGAGCGTCTTGAACACAGTTTTGAAATGGAAACTGAACACAGCCAATATGAATTAACTCGGCTTGGTTACTTGGCCGAACACATATTCAACTTCATAACTTACTGCGACGACATGAGCGAGTTGTTTGCAGGCAAAGCAATTGAAGTGTGCGAAGCAATTACTAACCGCTCAACTTTCGAATACATCAAGGATGACGAAAACCATAAGTGGTTTTTGATCATGTGCAATATGCCGTTCTTCCGTGAAAAACTTGAATGGGGCAGCTCAATACGCGGGGCTTGGTGGGATGAACACCCGCGCGAAAAATATAATCTGGTGACGTGCGGCCTATGGGTGGATCGCAAGCAGGTGCTTGATCCTGACTTCACTGGGGAGGAATGGGTGGCGTTTATTGTTGCAGTTGTTGCTTTTTCGAAAGTTGAGGTGCCGGCATGAAAGCCATCTTGATCACCTATATGTGCATGAACTTCAACGCCGCCGACCAGTGCACGGACCAACAGGTCTACGCCAACGGCGAGTGGTACGGGCCTGACGCCGCAATGCTTTGCGAGGAAGAGTTGGCAGCCTCACGCCGCCGGCTGATTCGTGATGGGTATGAGCGAATGTTCAATCTACGGTGCGAGATCACCCGCGAAGCGCAGTAAGAAGAGCCCGGCCATTGCGCCGGGCTTTCTCGTTTACAGCAACACCTCCTGTCCAGCGCGATAGCTGAACGCTGGCGAGCCAACCACATTCACCGTGCGCAACCGCGCGTAGTACCCGGCAGGCACAACCCCAGTAACCGGCGAAGTCTGTGGCTGCACGCCCTGCAAGGCGATGGCCAGGGTGTATGTCTGACCGACGCCAGCAATGGCCAGGGTTTGCACGTTGGCGGTAAAGCCGCTGTCGCTGGCGATCTCCAAAATCACGTCGCCCGTCTGGCCCCCAGCAATCGAGGCTGTGACGATTATTTGTACGGAGTACGACACCAGAGCCATGCGTGTTGCGCTCACCTGAAACGCGGTATTCAGCGCACGGGTAGCGGTCGACTGGCTGGCCGGGGTGGCAGCATCTGGAAAAGACGCCGGGGACACCGTCATGCGATGTACTCCTGCACGCAAAGGCGACCAGCGCCCTTGTCCGACGAAGACCAAGGCATAACCCATACACCTGCAGGCGCTGCGCTAGTTTTCACTGGTCCGCCGGCCATAGTTAGCTCGTAGCCTTGGCGGTTGTCGTCGCCGGTCACGCCGGGGGCAGTTGCGCCTTCCCAGATCATGCACGGGTATTCGCGTTTCGATTGGATTTGGAGCCGGGTTCCTACAGCGATGCCGGTGGCAGCGTAGACGTTGGTCCAAGTGTTCAACGTGGGGAAAATATCGGGAATCATGGGCCTACTCCTTGAGGCCGTTGCGAGGGGCTGCGGTGCAACCCATCGCGATTCTAGTCCCGGTTTACGAGTCCGACCAATTGGCTTCTAGCGAACGCTTGAGCGCGGTATTGCTTGGCAGATTGACGCCGGCAGCGTGCCGGTAGAAGTCGACCCCGGCGCGCACTTCGCAGATATCCCGATCAGTCCCATGTAGCACCTGCATGGCCACGTAAAGCAGGGAGTCGCAGCGCTCGCGGCTGATCGAATAAGGCTTGCCGCCCACCGTCAGAGACAGGTATTCGCAGCCCTGATCGTGCGTTACGTAAGCCTGCCCGAACTGCCCCCATGGAGAAACCACGCCATGCAGCAACTTGGGGATTGATCCGCCGTCTGTCAGCGTCCCAGCCTCGACCGCAAGCCACTGGTTGGCGCTGAGCATGAAGCGATACGACCGCAATACACGCCAGTGATCTTTGCCCAGCACTACACTGGCCTCGCGGTCGTAGCGGATATCCAGGGGGGCGTCGAAGTACGGATAGATCACTTGGCCACCTTGCCGCCGGCTGCGATGTAATGGCTAATGAAGTCTTCCAGGCTGTGCTCGTGCTGTCCGTATCCGGCACCCGGCAGACTAGCCCAAATGTTTCGGCACTTATCCACAGCTTTACCTATGCGCCCGGCGATCACGTCCAGCAGCGCGCCCTGCTCTTTGATCTGGCGTATGGCGATTTTGTCCTGGCTGATCGGGGAGAAGTCAGGAAGATTTAGCGCCACCTTGTAGGCTCTGAAATAGCGCAGCAGCAATTGATAGCGGCCCGCCGCAGTGGACTTCAGCCCTTTTCGATTGACCTGCACCAGAACGGCGGGATGATCACGATAGGAGCTGAACGTGTTGGGGCTGTCGATGCCGCCGACCACTACGTCGTATCCATCGTCAAGGGTGTGTTTGCTGGTGGACGTTCCTTCAGCCCAAGCCAGCGCATCAAGGAACGCCAGCACATTGGCGCCCCCGGCTTCTTTCGCAGTGATTCGTGCCATTACCTATTTCTCCTGTCATTGGTATCACCAGAGACAGCGCGCTGCTGGATTTGTGTTGCAACAACGATGGCGAAACCGAGGAAGCCAGAGATCGCCTTGTAGGCGTCGAGGGAAATAACATCCTTCATTTCCGGCAGAGCTTCGCGGAGGATGCCCAAGAGGGGAATGGCCAGCGCCAGCCACGTGCTGTAACGCTTCCACCAGTTGCGCCAGTTCGGTACGGCCTTCATGTGATCACCTTCGCGATGAACGGCCAGACCTTATCGAACATCACCATAATGGCGGCGGCGGCACCAAGCCCCCACGTAATCTTGGCACCCATCTTTTCAACCGAGGTATTGATCCTGCTTATCCCAACCTCCAAGTCGTCGAGCTTGTCCGACTGGTGGGCAAATTGCTGTTCCAGCTTGGTAAGTCGTTCAGGCGATTGGTCATGTCTACGCTCCAACTCTTTCAGTCGATGGCTGTTTACTTTCATGTCCTGCTCCAATGCACCTATACGGTCGCCCTGGGTTCTGTTTACTGGATCCATTTGCCTGCCCCTCGTTGTTGTTGGCGTGCGGTGATGGTAGCGGCGCCGGTTGCCCAGCGCCACGCTTTCACTTGGCTGGAGGGCCGAACAGAATGCCCCGCGCAATCGTTAGGGCGTCAGCTTCCATCTCTCCCTCGCCAACGTCATAGAACGTGCGGGTAGCTCTGTTGACCTGGGACGATGGCAGGCCGGTGAGCATCCCCACAGCAGAGGTCATATTTGTTACGAGTGCTTCCGACTTACTGGAGTTCGTGGCTTTGATCGCCGCGTCAATCCCGCCGCCCAGTGGTGATGCACCGCCGTAGCCAAAATCAGAGAACAGACCAGCAGCGGCATCACGCGCCAGCGGCACGCCGTTGGTAACGCTGAGCAGGGTTTGAATGGCCAGGTACTCAGCCCAGCCAGGTTTCTTATCGTCGTCATCATCGCCGTCAGGGAGTGCGCCTTTCACTGCGCCGGCCAAGATCGACGGGATCACGTTGAGGTAAACGAAACGCTCCAGGGCAACCAACACGCCCTTGGCGTCTTTCTCCCTCAGCGCCTGCCTGCCACTGCGCGCGATATCCACGTTGCGGTTCCACAGCAGGGAGGCGTAGCCGTAGACCATCAGGAAGAACTTGGCCATTTCGTTCTGTTGGATTGGTGACAGGTCCTTTGCGCCGCCGGCCATCTGCGTGAGGCGAACAGCCCGGTCAGCAGCGTGGATTGCATCCTGGCCGCCGTTCGCACTGTTGGCCCCGCCGTTGGCCTCGTAGGCCGCCATCCAAACCGGCGTATCAACCACCGACTGCATGGCTGACATCGGAACGAAGGCATACCGCTTGATGGCGTCACGCCCATTGGCCAGCTTGTTCATGGCTGTACCAATGCGGCCTTCGCCCACGCGAATGATTTGCTCAGTAGCCGCACGAATGGCTGGGTCGAGGTTTACCGCCCGATTGCGCATCTCGGCAGACAGTTCCATCACCAGGGCACGCTGCTTAATTGGGTCCATGGCGAACTTGGCGATGGCGCGCATGTATTCCTTGCGCTGCCCTTTCTGCGCGAAGTAGTCCAGCGCCTGGGCGTAGCCGCCGAACTGGTTGAGCATTGTGGTAACGCTGTAGCCCATCCAGGCCACGGCAGCGTTTCCGCGCAGGGCCGACATGGTACGGCGGAACACACCGATACCCTTTGCGGAACCAGGCGCCAGATCGTTGGCGATACCGTCCAACACGTTAACGAATTGCTGAGCTTGAAACGGCCCCATACGCTCGTTCATCACGGCACGCACAGTCGGGGCTGTGATCAGCTTTCGGGCGTCAGCGATGGCGACCCGGTGCGTCAGGTCATGAATCACGCCGCTGATGTGGTTGGCGATCATGGTCACGTCAAGCACGATGGGTGCAGCGAAGCCGTCGATACGCGCCTTGGTGTGGCCCTTCGGCGTGCTGGCGCGCACACCGCCTTGCTCGTTGAGCGGAGACAGGTCGCCAAGGTTTCCCAGTACCTTCGCGTAAGCCGGCGACATGAAGTCATACACCAGAGGCCAGTAGCCGCCGGTAACAACGCCGTGCTGCGTGGTGATGGGGGTAGGCTCTACCTTGTCCGGGGAAACGCCGTTCACTTGCTTTTCAAGTGCGACGATATCGGGCCACAGCGATTCCACGGTGTCCCACATGTTTTGCACATACTGCCAATCGTCTTTGTCCAGTCGGCCAATGATGTCGGCGTGGGAGGCTTCAGGGATTTTGTTCCCGTCCAGCAGCTTTTTCAGGTTGCTGGCGTTACCGCTGTTGAGCGCCACAGCCAGCATGCCGTTGTAGTCCAGAGATCCGACGCCTGGGATGTCGAAGCGTTGGCCAGCCTTGGAACCCTTAGCGTCAAACCACGCTTTGGTTGCGTCCAGAATTTCCTTGGTGATCTTCCGGTTTAGATCATCGCGACGCCCCTGGGCTTCAGCCAGAGGCTGCCACCAGATGCTCGACCATGCACCGTTCGGATCACCGCCATCGGCCTGCTCAATGATCTGCTCCAACTTCATCAGCGAGCTGTTGCCCTCGGCCATCCAGTCGCCCATTGCTTGGGGAAGCGTGCGGCTGGAGTCGTTGAGAGCGCGCGGAGCCTGGCGCTTTAGGTTGTCGGTCATTGCGCGAATCAGTAGGGCCTCTGCTTCTTTCTGATCCTTCACCTTTTTGTTGGCCTGCAGCTTGCCCTTCAGCTTCGACAAGTGGTCAAGGTGCGCCACGAACTCGTCGAGTTCCTGCAACTGCGCCAGGCTCAGTTCCTTGTAGTTGGTCCGGCCCATGCTGTTCAGGATGAACTCGGGCACCACAGGGTCATTACCGGCTGCCACCTGATCGTTGTACCACTCACCGAACGTCTTGCGCTTGTCGAGCTGGCGCAGGCTGACGTTGCGGAATTCGTACTGCTCCATCACCGCGTCGATCTGGTCGAGGAAGTCACCGCCGGCCTTGCCGATACGCTGACGCACGCTGTTGCGGTTGTAGGTGTTGAGCTTGGTCACCATGCCGTCTATATCTGCGCGGGCCTTCACCGCTTCCCTGTACAGGTAGAAGTTCAGCAACTGGCGCTGTTTGGCCTGATACGCGGCATCGAAGTCGCCCTTGGTGAAAGCCTGGAACGTCTCACGGGAAGCCTTAGCCTCGGCGCGCTGGTATTCGGCTGGCTGGATGTCGCGCACCTTGCGCTCGGACATCACCCGGCGGGCGGCCTCTTTGAGGATTTGCTGCGAGGTGACGTTCTTGCGATTGCCCACCTGGGCCAGCCGGCGCAACTCTTTCGCCAGCACGTCAGCGCGGCGCTCGTTGTGAATGGCGGCCTGGGCTTTGTCTGCCGATTCGCCGTTGGCGCGCAGGGTGCCGTGGCGTTCTTCCATTCGGCGATTCGCTTCGTCCTGCACAACCATGTTGCGCGGCAGTGCGCCCATGATCGCCTTCACCAGCGCGTCGCCAGACTCAAAGCCCAGCATGTTCGCAGCCATGTCCAGCGGTACGCCTGTGCGGCTATGCATGAAGGCCATGCGCTGGGTTACGGGCTTGCCGTAGCGCTCGGACAATTCAGCACTGTTGAGCTTGATGGTGCCTTCGCTGCCGTCTGGCATCTCCCCGGTGCGCAGCGCCTTGATGGCGGCATACTCCGGCTGAAGATCAACCTCTTCCCCAACCTCCCGGCGAATGCCGTCGAGCTCTTCGCGCCACCACTTGCCACGGCGACGGTCCTCATCGCGCACAATTTCCTCTTCGATGCTGTCGCGGGCGTGGGTGTGCGCCAGCTCGATGCTGTCCTGATAGGCGGTGAATTCCTGCTCGGTCATGCCGGCGGCCTGGGCATCTTTGAACAGCGGGATGGCGTTAGCCACTTGCTCGGCGGCCATGATCTGGTCGTCACTGGCTACCAGGCGGTCAAACACCTTGCGCACGTCGTCAGTCAACTCAACATTAAGCCGGCGCAAGTCTTTGTAGATCGAGATCAGCCAGCGCTTGAAGCGGGCGAACGCGGCTGACAGTTCAGGGCTCGGCGCTTTACCTTCGGCCAGATAGTGCTCAAAGCCACGGGCGAACTGTTCGTGCTGGTCAACCGTCAGCTCGGCGTCACCCTCGGCACCAACCCACGAACGAATCAGGTTCACGTCGTTCTTGATCTGCTCCGGCGCGTTCTCGCTGGTGGCCACCTCCTGCATCACTTCGAGGTAGAAGTGCCCCAGTTCATGCACCAGGGTGGACAGGTCGCGTTTCTCGCCAAGGGTAATCTGGAATTTGCGGTCACCCTGGCCGCGTGGCGTGAAGGTGATAAAGCCACGGGCGTCTTCGTCGTTGGCGCCTTGGTTGAGCCTTGGCTGGCGATACATGGCCTCACTCACTTCGAAGTCGCGATTCTTTCCCTTGTTCTCGACGAAGCCGAAACGCTTGTAGAAATCGACCAAGCGGCCTTTAGTTCCGCCGAAATCAGACGAGGCGGTAAGCGCCAACTGCTTGCCGTTCGCGTCAGCCCAGCCAGTAATGGCCTGCATGATTTTTGTGCCAGTGCCTTGGTTGCGGCCATCCTTTGGCAGCTCGATGCGCGACAGGGTGACGGTCGGCCCATTCCCCAGTAGATCGAGCTTCAGCCCTGGGTTTTCTTGCTCAAGCCGCTTAACAAAGTCTTGACGGGTTTCTGTCTGGAAAAGCGTAGTGTCGGCGTCTGGCTCTATTACCTCTTCGCGCCTAAGGGTGGGAATAAAATACGAATCCTCTTCCGCCCTAATCCCGTCTTCGCCAAGCTCCGTACCGCGTACCCTGTACTGGTCAACCTGCTCCTTGGTCAGGTCCACATAAACGATTCTGCCTTTCCGGTCAGGCCCTCTTCTTCCGGTTTCTTGGGTGGTTTTGTAGTAGTCGGCATATTCAAGATCGGGCGTAAACCAACCCCCGACTTTTCCGTCAGGTGCGTCATCCGTAATGAACACATCCCTATCGTGGTTCTTGTGCTCACCGCGATAGAGCCGCGTCATTCCTGGCGCAGGCGGCGGGCTATTTTCTGTCAGCAACTTTGTCCCTTTTGGAGCGGTAACCTCCGCCTTCACGGTACGGAAAGCAGACCGGCGCGCAGCCTCGCCAGCTGGGGAGAAGCTGCCGGCAGGTGCAAACGGATCACGTCGAACCAGGGCGGCAGCCAGGGCGGCACCTATGCCACGGCCCTGCGCTTCGTCCACAACAATGCTCAGCGTTTCGCCATCTTGGTTCTCGATCTGGCCAACGGCCTTACCGTCCTGCACGGCGTAGAGAATGCCCTGCTCGTCAGCGACGATCTGCACCGGGTTGCCCTGCTTGTCGGTGAACTCCGATACCGGCTGCGCATCGGCGGGCACGGAAAGGTCGCCGGCCTTCACGATCACAATGTCGTCTTCGGCGGTTCGCTTGTTGTCCGGATTCACGGCGGCAATGTATTCGTCCTCAGTCATGCCAGCCAGGCGTTCAAGGTCGGACTGGTTCAGGCGGGCTTCAGTAGGCGCGGCCTGCTCAGCGACAGACGCCGAATTCATCTCGCTACCATTCCACCAGACAATCGCCTGATCTACCGGTGTGTCGGCGGTCTGCTCGGGGCTGGCGGCGCGGCGCTCGTCGGCGGTCATGGTGCGACGGGCCTCGGTGTTGCGGGCCTCGACTTCGCCAGCCAGGCGCTTGTAGGTGCTGGTTGGATTGCCAATGGTGCGCATGACCTTTTCAGCCATCTGCACGCGCTGGTCGATGGCCTCGGAGCTTTCCGCGCCTTTGGCGTCCTGCATCTGCTGATCGGTGATCGCCCGCTCAAAGATATCGGTCAAGTCTCTGGCGGCCTGCTCGTAATCACCGCCGTTGCGCTCAGCCTCGACACGCAAGCTGGAAACTGTTGCCCAATAATCCCGGTCGGCCAGAGCTTGATCTTTCTCGGCGCGCAGTACTTCCGGAGAGCCACCAGTGGCGAAACCCTCTCGCGCCTGAATTGCGTGCTGAATCTCGTGCATCAGAACGTCGAGGGCTGGGGGCTCACCTTCTTGGTAAGTAGTTGGGTCGCCGATCTCAATGAATGAGCCGGCAATGCCCCGGCCGGGCTGGGCAGAAAACATGCCGCCACCACGACGGCCAGGATTCACGCGCAGACCAACCTGGGCAAGTTCAGGGTATGCAGCGAGCAAAGCAGGATGCTCGAGCACGTCGGCCAGAGTGACGCCTTCGCTCTGCTCTGCCCGGTCGACCCATTCGTCAAGAGGTTTGAACTGGGCGGTGCTGTCGTCAATCTCAAAGCGCCAACGACCGTCAGCGCCCTGGAACCAACCGGTATCCTTGCGCACCTGTTCGGCGTTTTCACCATCAGCGATCCGCGCCTTGGCATCGTTCAGCGAAACGCCGTCAGCAGTCCATGCGGTAGGGCCGGCGAACTGATCGAGGCGCTGGCCTTGGGCGTCAGGCTGTTGATCGCCGCGCAACACCGCCAGGGCTTCGTCGTCGCTGAGCTCGTTGATGTCCAGGCCCAACTTGCCGAAGTAGTCACCTAGCTCCGTCAACAGTGCAGCCTGATCGCGCAGCGTGGCGTTCTCCTGCTCTGCGCTGTAACGCGGCTTTCCAGCCATCTCATCGCGTACTGCGTCGACGATCAGTTGTGGAGTGACATCCTCGCGGGCAACACCTGGGAAGTAACCATTCTCCCAGGCCGCCATGGCTGCGTCGTCCAGGCTGCGGCCATCTTTGCGGGCCAACCGGTTGCGGCCAACCTTGCCCACGTCAGCATCAAGCGCAGCCAGTTCGCCGCCGGCATCGTTCAGACCACCGGAGTCGCGCAGGTATTCGCTGATCGACTTGCCGAACATGTCGCCGGCCTTTGGGATGTCGCCGGCACGCAAACGTTGGATTGCCAGGCGAGCGTCATCGACAGGGACTGCACGCAACTGCTCCGGCGCTTTGGTGCGAATGTCCAGCGGGAACTGTTGGCGAAGCTGATCAAGCGCCTGCCCGGTGCGCTCAGCCAGGTTGTTCAGGACCGACAGGTGCAGCGCGGCGTATTGCTCGGCGTCCTGCCGGCGGAAGCCTGCCTGAATAAGCTCGCCCATAACCTCGCGGTGCGCAACCGCTTGAACGTCTGGTCCCTTGGCAAATTCCTCGGCGATGTTTCCGATCTGTTCTTCCTGCTGCCCGGTCCAGACCTTGGCATCCTCAACGCTCATTCCGTCAACTGTCAGCCGAACGCTGCTGCTCAACTGCTGGTTGTAGTCGGCCAGGTAGGTCAGATAATCGGCACCGGTCATGCTGATGCTGCCACCACGGGCAACAGCGTCGGCGTACTGCTCAGTAAGGCCAGGAACTTTTGCCAACAGCGCTGGGATATCAACCTGGCTGGATTGGTTAAGGCGTTGCAGGGCTTCAGCTGGGAGCCACACTGTTTGCATCGGGCTATCGGCCAATTGCTGGGTGACCAGTTCGTGAAAGCTGCCTGGATCTTCAGCACGCAGTTTGCTGGCCAAGGCCGCCTCGGCTGCTGCGTCCATGCTCTTGCTGCCAGCGCGGGCTTCGCGGGATTGCTTCAGGCCGGTGTTGATGCGCGCCATAAGCCGTGGGCCACCAAACGCCAAGACATCGAGCGAAGAGCCAGCGGCACCCGCCACGCTCTCCAGCAGCACCTCGCCAGCATCCACTTTGCCCTCGGCAGCGAATTGGCCAGCGGCTTCGCCAGCGCCCTCGCTAATGCCTTGCACGGGGAATTGCACCGCAAGGTTGGCAACCTCTCGCTGGGTTTCGCTCAGTGGACGTCCAGCGAAGCGCGTAGGCGCAAGAAGTCGGCCAGCTAGGCCCATGCCTAAGGTATCCACGGCGGTGGTGCCAGCGGCCTTTAATGCGGCCTTGCTGCGAGCTGTTGTCATCAGGTCGTCGTCTTGCAGCGCTTCCAGTACGGCCTTGGGGTTGTTGAAGTCCACCCCCGCCTCGCGCAACACGTCGGAAAATTTAACGTCGTATTCAGTGCCGAAGCCGGCAGCAGCCGCGCCACCCACGCCGGTAAGAGCGCCGGCCACCAGCATAGGTGCTGACGAAACAATTGCGCCGGCAGACGTGCGCAGCGCAAAGCCTGGGTTCTCGCCAATGGATTGCAGGGTGGCGTCAAAGCTTGATTCGCCAAGGCCTTCGATCACCTGCCGTTCGGTACCGCCAAGCGGGATGCCGATCTGCTCATTGGATTGCAGTTCTTGGATACGGCGCGCACCAGGCTCAACAGGGTTGGCGTCGAGCTCCTGTTGCGTCTCGCTGATGTTCTGCGCTTGCTTGAGTTGCTGGCCACCAAGACGCTCACGCATTGCCAGGCGCTGCTCAGGATTTGAATTCAGGTAGTCGAAGGCGAATCCAGTTGGCCCACCTTTACCCTCGTAAGGCTGCCGGCCCTCTGCCTGTGCGGCAGCTACCTCGGCGTCGACAGCATCCAGACTGGTGCCGATGCGCTGCATGTCGCGGATCTTCGACAGGTCAGAGCCCTGGCCCATCTGCGAAACCTGTGCTGACACCGCACCGAACAGCTTTTCACCGGCGCTCATCTTATTGAACTGGGAATCTTGCGCAGCGCCCTCGATCAGCTTCAGCGTGTCGAGGTCGTCCTGGCTGACAGCCGCCAGATTGCCGTCACGCATGGCGTTGGCGGTCTTCCGGTACTGGTCAAAGATGGTGCCGTAGTAGGTGGATTTCTCGGACTCGTCGAGCTGGTCCTTGTTGCGGTAGAGCACATCGGCAGGCAGAGCCAGCTTGCGACCAGCTGCCGAAGCCTTGCGGTAGGTGCCTGGATCGAGAGTGGAGACGACCTGAAGCGTGCTCATAAAGTCCAAGCGATCAGCGTCCTGCTCGACGCGCAAGGTGTCTCCAAGGGTTGGAAGCGCCGAGCCTTCCGGCTTATCTGCAACTGGCTGCTTAAAGCCTGGAATCTCGATGCTCATTGGACCTTAACCCCTAGTTTGGAAATGCTGCGGATGTACCACGCGGCGATATTATCTTCGGTTAGCGGCTCGCCTGCTTCACGCATTTGGCGAACGATCTGCGCGCGGTCTGCCGGCGGGATATCCCCAACTTTGATATCTCCCTTGTCGCGATACACGTTATCCATTTGTTCAGGCGCAACCTCGTACAGCGTTTGGGTTGTATCCCAAAGCAGGCCAGATTTAGACAGCTTGACCTGCATCAGCAGGCCTTCAGCGATCTTGTTGGCTTCCTCAGCGCTCGGTTGCTTGCCGTCGTTGGCAGTGGCCCACGCGTCTTTGCGGTCCTGATAGGCAGCACGAAACTTATTCTGCCGCTCAAGGTTCTGCGGAGTGAGAGCCTTCTGGCTTTCGCCGGTCAGAATCCCGGTCATGCCCATCACGCGCGTCAGGTTGTCTTCCTCGGCCTTGAGCGCCTTCTGAACTTTCGCCTCGCCGCCCTTGCCGCTTTTGGCATCAGCAAAGGCTGTGGTGATCTTGGCAAAGTCAGAGTTGTTCAGGTATGGGCGGGCGTCGCGCATCAGACTGATGTTGGCCAGCTGCTCAGGCGGCAGGCTAAGCAGCTCCTGATATTTGGGAATGTCCGTAGTCGGCTCTTCACCCTTGCGCCGGTAGTCGTCCAGCTTCTGCAGCTTGATCACGTTGTCGGTGGCGATGTTGTTCAGCATGGCCGGCGGGATTTTGCTGAACCCTCCACCGCTCATCACGATGCTGGCCGCGTCCTCGTAATTGGCCGTGTCTTCCAGTTGGCGAGCTTTGTCGAGATCGTCCACACGATCAGCGGCAGCCTTGCGCACCAAGGGGTTATCAATCTTGTTGATCTCACGCATGGCGTTGGCCTTGTCGCGCGCTGCAGAGCGCCCAACCGGAGCAAGTTTCCCAATGATGCTGCTGGTGTAGTTCCGGGTTTCCTCGTAGGGGATTTTGTTGATGAATTCCTGATCACTGATGTGCCCGCCAGCGCCATATCGCTTGGCTTGCTCTTCGTGGAGGCTTTGAGCGTAGGCGTCGGCCTCTTCAGGCGTCTTGAATACCCCGAGGTGCTGTCCAGTCTTCTTGTATTGGGCTATTGCGTCATCGTCGGAAAGGATGCCGCTACCGTCAGCCGCCACTGTCGGAATCAAAACCTCACCATCGCCAAAGTTAACCGACATGCTCCGCACGGTGCTGATAGAGCCGTCCTCGTTTTTAACAACGGGGCGGCTATTCAGATCGATGTTTCCTTTTTGCGACATGCCTTTGGCGTTTTCTGGCCCGTAGTAAGCACCGCCCTTTGGTTTACGAGGGTCCCCGTATTCCTTAATCCACTCGTCAACCTTTCCGGGGCCAGCGTTGTAGGCGGCCACAGCAAGCGTGGCGTTCCCGTCATACCGGGCCTGCATTTCCTTCAGGTATGCGTTGCCCAGCGCCATATTATAATTGGGGTCTGATATGAGCCGAGCCTGATCGTAAGGAATGCCCAGCTTCGCCGACATTTCTTTAGCTGTGCCTGGCATCAACTGCATGACGCCCATCGCCCCTTTCGGGGAAACGGCAGTTGGATCGCTTCCGCTTTCGGCCTGAATAATCAGGGCAGGCAGCGCGTTATCACCAGGGCTACCAGTGCTGTAAACGCTAGCCCCGATCTGCGAACCGATCTGTTGGCTAACCCCGGTGACCAGCATCTTGCTGACGCGCAGCTGATCGTCAGGCGTCATGTAGCCCTGGGCAGCGGTGGCGTAATACTGCTGAGCCTTCAGCGGGTCTTCCAGGGCCATGCGGCTGATCACGTCGGTGGCAACGCCGCTGTTGAACTTCTGGATGTTCTGTTCGATGGCTTCCTGCGGCAGGCCCTTACGCTGGCCGTTGCTCAAGATCACCGCCGCGCCTTTGTTCTGGTAATAGGCGATTTGGCCTGGATCGTTGAAGTAGGCAGTGGCGCCGGCCTGGGCAGACTTCAGGCTGGCTTCGTCGGTCTGATCGAAGAACACCTGGCGTTCGCCAAACTCGTAGCGGTTCAGTTCGCCGTTGAGGCTGTTGCGCTGGCTGGCTACCACCTGAGCCCACCTGGCGCGCTGGCGCTCATTGGTCAGCCCGTTGCCGATGGCGTCAGCCTGCTGATCGAACTGAGGCAGCGTTTGGTTGGTAATGTCCAGGGCGTTGGCGCCCTTGCGGGAGTAAACACCGTTTTCCTTGTTAAACATCGTGTTGAGCTTCCAGTTGCTCAGCTGGGATTCGGCCTGAATCACCGCCGCATTATCAGCGTTTTGCGCCGACTGCTCAGCGATCTGCCCGGCCTTACTGAGCGCCATCTGCCCGACCTGCAGCATAGGGTCTTCTTCTACGATGTTGCGTACCTGCGGTGTAGGCAGTGCGCGGGAGCGAACGCCAGGCGCATTCATGGTTGGAATTTGGACAGCCATAAAACCCCCTTATCGACCTTGAGTGATGCCGGCACGGAACCCGGCTTGACCATTCACGGCCTGGCCGCCGCTGCTGCCGAACATGCTGCCGCCGCCACCACCGAACGAACTGCCCATGCCACCAAGCGCACCTCCGATAACCGAAGTCATCACGGCGTTCTTAGCGTTCTTTTGCAGGGTGCCCGCATTCTTGATCAGCCCAGTGGCTTCGACCTGATACCCGTAGGCCTCGCGCGCGGCGTTGTTGCTGATAGTCAGGGCGTCGAGTTCGCCAAGCTGGGCGGTGTCCTGCTGGAGAATGGCGTTGCTGCCGCTATCCACCAGGCCGCCATTAGCTGCCTGTGCCGTGCGCTGTGTGCCGATAAAGCTTTCGGTGCCAATGCGCTGCCAGTCGGCGTCATACCGGCCACGTTGTAAGGCGTCCTCTGCGGTCTGGTTGAGGTACAGGGCGTTGGTGCGCAAATCCGCTGCCTCTTGCTCGGCGGCGGCTTTCTTTTGCTGCCCCTGCATGAGGCCCATACCAGCGCCAATTGCTATCGGAATTAATGCTGCGAAACACATGGTCGGTTACTCCTATCGAGCTTGAATTGGTGGAATGGTAGCCCTCGCACGCCGGCAGGAACAGCAGGCCCCACGGTGAACCCCAACCACTCCAGCCATCTGATCGCTACGACGTTGCGAGCATCAACCAGATTCAGTAAGCACCCATAGCGCTGGCGCATCTCCAACAAGATCGATTTGGTGGCCCGCAGGAAACCGCGCGAATGCGCTTCGACGTGCACGGTGGTGACCATCCACGGAACCCCGGTTGCCACGTCATGTGGCGCATCCCCAACGGCTGCGATGGCCAGACCGTCGGCCTCTATCACCCAGGCCTTTGTGCTGACCTTCAGGCCGAACTGCAAAGCCTGCTCAATCGTTACGCCTGCGCCGTCGCGCATTTCCTCAATGTCGGCCTGCCTGGCATCAGCGGCCAGGCCTGGAATATCGGTGGCTAGCATTGGCCTGATCGTGATCATTTGCGGCCCCCTGTATCCAGTTGAGGAATTAGCGCCAGCACCTGCAACGGCAGCGGGTCTTTCTGCACTACGGTTACTTGCCCGTTCCCAGACCAGCGATCTGTGATGGTTTGGGACACTTCTCCGCTGCGCGCTTGTATGGCGCCATATTCGTCTGCGTCCTCGCGAGGCTTGAACTCCCACATCTGATCTGGTGCGTTAGCTCTGCCGTACCATCCACCGCGCGACTCCAGCAAGATCGCGGTAACACGACGGATGATCTTCGTTTTGTCTGCCAGAGTTTCCTGTCCTGCCACATTGGGCTCCAGGGTTTGAGCCTCGCTCTCGTAGGGAAGGCCTACGGTCACAATCCCAGCAGGCACATCCAGCGAAATGCTGCCACTGGTTACGGTCAAGTCATTCACCACGTTGCCGTCTGCCAGGCACACAACCTTACGGCCTTCCAGATGGCCAAGCCCAGACAGAGTGTCGCGGGCAAATGACCAGTTGGTGAATGGAGTTCCGCGAATAGCCGTTGGCACCACCCCTTCAGGGCGAACCTTCACCACCGCGCCGCTCACGTAACTGATGATCCCCAAGCGCATAGGCTCAGCCCCAGGCGTCACCAGATACTGCACATCGTCGCCGACATCGCCGACAACGAAGCGTGAGGCGTTGGAGCTGGTCAGCGTCAGTTCTTCAGGCGACTGCCAAAGCGTGCCGCCAGTGAGGGTCATGGTTTCGTTGCTGGTGTTGCTGCCGTCGTATTGCAGTCCGCAGTCCACAAACCAGCTGTAGTTGATCAGAGGCAGATCGTTGTAGCGCAGCAGTTGGCGTTGAGCCATGCGCTCGATGTAACGGACAGGAACGCCGCCAACAATGCGTTCAACGCACAGATAGATCGAATCATGGCGCCCTTCTGGAACAGAACACACCGACTTCACATCACCATCGGTGTTGTGCCGGTGCCAGGCGATTACCTGCTGCTCTTGCAGGTAGGTGATCCCCACCATAGAACCGTCAGTTAGGCATCCCCACACAATGGAATACGGCACCTTCTGGAAGTCCCAATCTACCAGGCTGTAGCTCTGAAGCATTTGCGGCGAAAGGATGCTGATATCGCTACCGCTGAACCCGTCGTACTGAAGCGAGTAGCCAAACGAAGTAACGCTTCGCCCGCGCTCCTGGGCGTACACGACGTTGTTATCCAGAACCAGCGGGCGCAGCTGGCCAATGCCGTTGTAGGTGGTCGGATCGCCGTTGATGGTCTTGGCAGTGAACCCGCCCGCCTGTCCAGAGATCAGCCACTCTGCGCCGTCAGTCAGGGTGATCAGGGTCTTGAACGGGGCCAGGTGGTTGATCTGGTTGACCTCGTTGCTGGCCATCGTCCAAGTGATCGCGTCGTCATCCTTGGTGGGGAACGAATAGCCGAAGTTGCTGAACACGCCTGTACGAGAGAACCACATGGTTTGTGGTTGTAGCGTGGTGCCTGCGTAAACCTTGCGCTGTTGGAAATAGCTCACGGTGCGCGGGTAATTCCCTGCACCGATAAACGGGTCGAGCCCAGTAGGCGGCGTGTCGGTCTTGGTGGGGGCAATGTTGTTGTCCACGAACAACAGCGAACTTGCACGCCCAACGAAACCATATACGCCTGCCCCGGCATTGTCCTTGTAGACGTTGTAGTAGGAGGCCCCAACCACCGCGGGCCACACTACTTGCGCGATTGGCGCCGAGGTAAACACGTTGATGCTGTTACTTGTTACCGGCAGCGATTCCTCTGTATCCGCGCCATTGTCAATTACCGCGGTGATTTGATAGCGCCATGGCAGGACCGGACCAGACGAACCACCACCGCTATAGGTCGCTGTCGCGCTTGCTGGTGCTGCGATGCTCGGAACCAAACTCACATCGGTGAGCGTCCAGTTGTCGTGCGCAAACCGCTTAAGCAGCGCCGGCTTATGGTTCAGGTGCACGATATCCATCACGTCCGCGGACTGCACAAAGCGCAGAGCAAACAACTCGTCCCGCGTGTAGGGAGTAACCAGCTCAAACGGCAGGCCAACGTTTGGCCCGCTGCTGTACACGACCAGACCGCCGTCGCGGTAGAGCCGCATTTTCAGGTGCGTGAACTCCAGGGCATACGTGTCGCTGAAGCTGAACTTGAAGCGGATAAGCCGGGCAATCTCATTGCTAGGCGTGGTCGATAGAAACTCAGTACCAGCCCGGTTCAAGATGCCGCCGTAAGGGCTCACGATAAAGTTGCTGCACTTGGCCAGCCCGGTTTGATACGCCGCCAGGTCAGTGCGTGCGGCGATCTCCGGGCCAACCTCTCCACGGGCAAAACTTGGCTGAATGTTGGAAATGGTCATGCGTGAATCTCCCGCTCATAGATCGAGCGCTCAGGCCAGGACTGCTGCGCTTCGTTGAGAGTTGCGGCCATGGCGATCTGCGCAAACTGCTCAGCCATCTGCAGCATTTCGTTGCGCAGGCCTGAATCCTTGGTGAGCGGCATGGCGATCATCGCGGCCAAGCGGAATGCAGCGGCCTCCACGAAGTAGGACGGATAACGCTCTGGCTCTTCGATGCGGCGAACATACTTCATCTGCGCCTCTGGGAGATTGGTCAGGATCACCCGGCCGGCAGCCTCGTAGCCGATGACGAACTGCGCGCGGAACGCCTCGGGAAAGCAGAAGGCTGGATTGCCGTTCTGCATCACCTGCAACGCATTCAAGCAGTCGTTCGGGTAGCGGTATCGGTAGAGCCAGCCATCTGGTGGGTCGCCAAGATCTGCCAGCGCCACCTGAGTTGTGGCGAAGTTCCAAGGCGTGTCCTTGTACTGGAACAGCGCATCACGGGACGTAGGCCAGAACGCCGAGCACTGCACCCGCTCCGGGCTCCGCTCGTTGAGGTCTGCCACCTTGTCGGTGCTGCCGATATGGGCAAGCGCCATGTTGTAAATGTCGATTTCACCGGCCACGGTCGTATCTCCTGCTTTGTGAATTGAATTCGCTGGTGACTAATATCGCCCGCTCTTGCCATAAGCGCCAATCCATGGTGAGCAGGCAAAAAAAAGCCCCCGTGAGGGGGCAAAGGGTGGTGGTGGTTTAAGCGTCCGGGAAACCAGAATCGTCGGGCTCGCTTGCCGGCTGTGCGACTTGATCGACCTCGGTCGAGGAAGATTCAGCGTCCTTGCTTCCGAGGTCGATCGCGCCGCCTTCGTTCAGGCGTTTAGCTTCAGCTTCGGCTTTCGCCTTGGCATCACCGTCAGCCTTCTTGAAGATTACGCTAGCCCGGCTGCCGTCGGAGATCCGTTCCACGGACCAGTTGCCGACGCCTACACCAGTACCGCCGTGTTTGATGGCGAACTGATCGGGCAGCTTAGACTCCTCTTTCACTGCCTTCTCGGTTTTGGCATCAAGTGGCTGAAGCCAGCGGCCCGGTTCAATCCCATCTTCCAGGGTGACAATAGACTGCTCGCCACGATCCGGATACACCAAGCGGCCGCCAATCCAGTGCGCGCCGCCTCCGATGATCAAGTAGCGCTGCGGTTGGTTTTGCTTGCTCATCCTGCCTCCTTAAGCCAGGTAGTTGCGCTGATATGCGCGCCAGGCTTGTGCATCAGTGGTCAGGAATGCATCGAAGGTTCCGCCTGTCAGCGGGCCAGTAGCCACGGTGTAGCGCAGACCCAGGTAACGCTCATAGCTGCCAGCCGGCAACTTGACAGCAACCAAGGTAGCGCCGGCTGCCATCTGTGCAATCGAGAACGCAACGGTGGTGAAGTGGACAGTTGGCGATGTACCCAGGCCAACAACACTGTCCGATTCCAGGGTGATGGTCACGGTCGCGGCACCGGCAGCGGTTGCAGCAGCCAGCATCGACACGACCAGATACACGTCCTGACCGGTGCCGATATCGCGCAGCACGTTGTTGATCGCGTTGGCGGCGGTGCCTGCGTACAGGTCCACCACGTTGGTGGAGATGGCCGTGGCGGTGACCGCCTGAGCGTCCGAGAACTCCGTTTGTTTATCTACGTACATGGTGGACCTCCTTAAACTACGCGGGCTTCGTTGACACCAAGGGCATCAACGCGGCGAACTGGAACCTCGGCAAACATCAACGCTGGCTTACCGCCCACGTTGTCGTACTGCAGAGTGCCGGCGGCAACCTTGTTGACAGTTTGACGGCGCAGGAACGAACGCAGAGTACGGTCAGCGTAGAACGCTGGGGTTACCCCGGTCAGGCTGTGGATTTTCTCGACTGCCTGAGTCATCAGGTCGATCAAGTCGGCACCGGCGCTGGCGTTCTTGGTCAGGTCGCTGCGGTCGATGTTGGCGATGCGAACTACATAACGCCAGTCAGGTACAGCGATACCGCACTTCCACTGATACCAGTCAGCGTACGCACGGAAGCGGTTCTGGTTGGCGTCAAAGGCGTCGATCTCGCCCAGGTCTTTATGGCGCAGGCCGGCTTCCGAACCTTTCGGGAAGATGCCATGCACCGAGTTGCTACCCCAGCCGATCAGCCAGAGGGAGGCGTTGTCGGTGCCCGTACCACCTGCATCGATCACGTTCACGGCGTTGGCCGCGTTGTTGGCGTTCACGGTGTTGAAGCGGGCGGCTAGACCAATAAAGGCCTCTGGCGCAGTGCTGTCGCCGTAGATGGTCTGGCGCTGCATCGTCTGGTTCATCGATTCCATGAAACCAGTGGCCTGGCTCATACGGAAAGCTGCGGTGTTGCCGTTCAGGGTGGCAATGTCGCAGTCGATTTCAGAACGCGCCTCCAGAATGCCGCAGGTTTCATCGAGCTGGGCGGTGGTCGCCTTGCTTGGCGGCACGCCGCCGTTGAGCTTACGAAAGATCGCATCAGGCAAGCCGGTGCGCGTGGTGATGCGGTGGCCGGTCGGCAGGTTGCCTTCGTACCACGGCATGTCGATCAGCATTTCGTTTTCCTGACTGAGCAGCTCAGCGATGGTCGCCGCGCTGCCGTCAGGGTTGAAGGTTTTGGCAACGTCAAGCAGCGTCACCTTTCCGGACAAAGTAGCCATGTTCTACACCTCTTACGTTGTGGTTATTTGAGTCCAGGCCAGAGCCTTTCTTCTGGTTTTTTGCTGCTGCTTGGTGCTTCTTCCCCGCCATGGACCATGGTGTCCTGCTTCATGGAACTGCCCACAGCGTGGATGAACTTGAAGAATTCAGGGTGGGAGCCAAGCGCAGAGTAATTCAGGAACTCGCGCAGCTCAGGGGTGCCGAATTGTGTCATAACGCTGGCCGCGACTTCAGCGGACTTAGCGAAGTTTTCGCCGCCAAGTTCTGGAAGCTTTTTGCAGGCCTCTCCCCAGCTGGCATTCAGTGCGGTAATGCGCTCCACCTGCATGGTCTGGATCTGCTCTTGGGTAGGCTGGCGGGCCTTGTCGATTTCCATCAGCTTGTTGAGCACTTCCTGGGCCTTGTCCTGCGGCAGGCCAAGTTCTTTAAACAGGTCCTGCACCATCGGCAGGGCGTTCTCGTCCAGCTCCTCACCTTCCGGCAGGGTGAACGGTTCGTAGGCTTCAGGAACTTCCGCAGGCTTGTCGCCGACATCTTCGCCTTCCCCTGGCTTAGCGGGTTCGGTTGGTTTGTTCGGATCGTCGCCCAGCAGGCTGGTTGGCTCGGCTGGGGCGGTGGGCTTCTCAGCCGCTGGTGCAGATTCAGCAGCCGGCGCAGTAGGCGCTTCAGCCACTGGCGCGGCTGCCGGTGCATTACCACCACCGCCATCGCCGCCATCAGTTGGCGCCTCGTTCATGTACAAGCGGCCCAGCAATTTGATCAGGTTGATGCTCATTTGGTTGATTCCTCTTGTTCGGCCAGTTCGTTTTCTACGGAGATTCTGTGCCGATTTTCCACCACCATGCGGTCGTAAAGTTCCGGGCAGTGCGTCAACAGGTCGTTGTAAGTCTGCAAGGCCAGAGAGCGCCGACCTTCTGTAAAGGCCAACTCCCCCCATTCCGTAGACTTCGCAACCTGAAACATGCCCATCACTTCGAACCGCTCCCACATCACACGCCGAGAACCCTGCGTGCTCATCATCGTGCGGTAGCCTTCGCTCCGCTCAAGTGCCGCCAATTTAGTGGCTTCTTCTCTACTGGTCAAAATTTAGACACTCCGTTCATTACTGTGCACCCAGTAAGGCGCTGAGCGCAGTATCGCCACCAGTCGGGGTTTCCGCCAATGTCTTGGCGCCGTCTACCAATGCTAGGCCCTGCTCGGTCGCCATTTGCTGTTGCTGTGCGGCTGCCCGCGCTTGGCGTAATGCGGCCACCTGCTCGGCATCGCGAAGAATGGTTGGCGGTGCACCAATGGCGGTGTAGTACATGGCTTGGGCTTCGTCGGTGTCGATCTTGTCGAACGCATCGGCAACGCCGGCGCCAACCAACATGCCGGTGAACTGCAACGAACGCTCGATGCTGGCGACAGCCACGGCCTTCTGCGCCTGGGCCAGAATGCTGATGTACTCCACCCGCAACGGCGTACCATTCAGCTCTTCGGGCGGCGGCGGAATCAGCGGTTGACCTGGCAGCAAGCCCATCCAGCGTGGCAACGACTGCTCGTAGATTATCGAAAACACCTGATCAATCATTGGGTCGAACAGCTCGTCGTTGTTGCGCTCGACCACTGGCCCAAGCATCAGCATCTTTTCCTCTTTGCGCTGGGCCACTTCGTAGGCAGTCATCGTGCCTTCGCTCTGGCTGATCAGCATAAACAGGTCTTCATAGAACGCCTGAGCAATGGCCTGCTCGCACTCGTTGATCTCGGCGCGGATGTTCGGCAGGGCGTTAGGGTTTGGCTCGTAGGTCGGGCGGAATGCTGTCCCCACCAGATTGTCTGGCATCCAGACGATGCCACCCGGTGCAAGGTTGGCATGCTGCCCGCGCATGCTGATTGGGCCTGCAACGGATGGCCGGCCGTACTGCTGAACCAGTCGCAGTTTGTCCGATTCCAGCAACTGAAGCTCTCGAGACTTGCCCAGCGCTACATCACCGGGGCCTGTGCCGTACACGTTGGTGCCGTTCACGTCCCAACGCGGCGCCATGATCGGGAAGTTCTTGAAGCCGCCCTGGCGGAGCACCATCGTGGGATCGCCTTCCTCCCAGTACGTGGAAAGCCACGCCATCGACTTGTTGTCCACGCGCTCCATGTCAGCGTCAGGATTTGGCTCGATCAGGTGCTTTACGCAGATATTGCGCTGCTCTCCCCGCTCAGCGGCCAGCTTGGTGTTTGCGTTCAGGCTGTCCATGCCGAACTGCTGCACCATCTGGCGCGGCGTCATAGTGTACTCGCGGTAGAAGGTGTCTACCTGGCCGCGTGCGCTGGTAGCAAGGGCGAAGGTGCCAATCGGGTAGTGATAGAAGCGCACAACATCCGCCTCGTCTGGCAACGCGGCAATGCAGCCGGTTCCGTAAACGACTTCGCTGTGGAACAGCTGCGGCAGGATGTTGTAGACGTTGGACTTATTCAGTACCTGGCGGATGGCTTCCTGCACGTTGTAAAGCCAGCGCTGCACAGCGAAGTTCTTTACCACGCCGTCTGGCGCTTCAAGCGTGAACCACGGCCGTGCCTGGCTAGCCATGCCGGTTGACATGCCCGCCGCTGAAATCTGCGCGCTACGCACCGGGCGCTGGTTGTTCAGTCGCTGATCGCGGCGCTTGCCGTCGTTCTGCTGGTCACCCTCGAACTGCCCATCGGCCGGCGACAGGAAGTCGCGCTGATCCTTCCATTTTGGCAACCACTTGCTATCGCGCTCATCCTTTAGGTTCTTGCCTTTCTTGCGGATTCGCTCCGATTCCTTCGCGTCGATATTAGGCATGATCAGCTCCCGAGCAGGCTCTTCATCGAGGTGGAAGCAGCGCTAGAAAGGCCGGTTGAGCCAGTCAGTTGGTTGCCAGACATGCCCGCTGCTGCCAGTTGGCGCTTGCGCTGGGCGTCACGAGCTGCCTGGGTTTCATCCGATACTGCCGTGGGTGCCGCCTCGACCGCCGCTACGCTGCCAGTCACTGGGTCAACCGGGTCTTGAACAAACCCGAAGTCATCACCGAACATCGAAGGAAGCCCCAATTTGTCCAGAATTACGTCGCCCCCAAGCAGAGGGTCAATTTTCTTGATGTTCTTTTTTAGCTTGGTCGTCATGGTCTTGCGCTCCCAGGATGGCAAATACGATTAGGTCGGTTCGGTCTGGCGCCCCCTGGCGCATTATGGATTCTTGACGCAAGCCGATTGCGCGTAAGAATACCTGAGCGGCGCGGTCTTGCACGGAAGCCGTGCTTTGCATGCGGTGGATGCCCAGCACGGCCATCGCTTGCAGCATCCTGGCCCTGAGCAGGCGGGTAATCAAACGGCCATGCCCAGCGGCTTTGTCGCGGTCCACAACGGCGAAGCAATCCGCTACCCCGTCCCACACGGACATACAGCCGCTCACCGCAACTGGCTGACCATCCAGAAGCACGGTGACTGCGCCGCGCACGTTCTCTTCAACGTACTCAAGCCAGCCGGCGAATGGGTCGGGGTCACGGCCGCCGATGCAGGCGATGTCGCCGTTCTGGTAGGTGCGCCAGCTAATCACGCGTAAGAGTCCGAGCTAGAGGTATATCCATCCTTCAGCGCCTCGTATGGGTCATATGGCTTCTGGCTGTGGCCTTGATCGGCCAGCTTCATCACCGGCATGGCAAAGGTCAGAGCCAGTGCGTCACCGTTGTCTGGCGATATGCCCAGGCGCTTTTTGATATCGGCCTTCTTCTCCAGCGCCAGACGGTCATGGGCATTGTGGGTGTACTCAGGAGAGCACAGCTCGGCTTCAAGATCCGGGCACATCTCTATGGCCAGGCCGGACTTCAGCGCATCGCGCAGCTTCCACCACATGTATGTACGCATATTGGCGTAGTGGCTGTCCGGTGGGCCGTCTGCGAAGTTCACGTCAATGATCGGCACCCCAGGCATCAGCCGGCGCAACTGGTCAGCAACCGGGCCGCCAACGCCCGTGCTGTCCACGAACACAGCATCTGGCTTGCGATCCACAACCTCTGTAACCACTCGGGCGATGAACTTCGTGGTGTCGCGCGTCTCACTGCCGGGAATCTTGATTGGCGCAATGGTTCTGGCGTCCATCCCGCGCCGGAACCTGATCACGTTGCTGTCAGCGCCGCCACGGGCAATGTCGATGCCACATACCAGCGCATCACTCAGCCCATACACGGCCTCACGCTTCTTGGACATGGCCGCAGCCACCCAGTCGGTAGGTATCAGTTGCAAGTCGGAAGCCCTCGGGAACATGCCGCGCACACGGACGCGAACGAAGTCGGAATCCTCGCCGTAGTCGGCGATCCATTTTGCGATTTGGTTGGAGTTCAGGCCCTCGACCGTGCGGCTGTCGATCTGCAGGTGGGACCAGCGGTGGGCGTACTTGGTGAAACACTCACGGAAACGGCCCGTGGTCTTGGTCGGGTTGCCGAAGGCCGCCCATATGATTTCGGTGTTGGCGTCGGTCAGGGCGCCTTCTGCTACTTCCCACACCAGATCGGCAATGGCTGAAGCCTCATCGAAGATCAGCAGAATGCGCTTCCCCTCGTTGTGCAGACCGGCGAATGCCTCGGTGTTCTGCTCGGACCATGGCACGGCATCCATGCGCCAGTTCTTTTCGTGGTCTGGGTCGGTGCTAATCAGGGCTGTGGCCGTCAGCCGGAACCAGTGCGCAGTGATCGATAGCCGGTTCCATTTGGCGACCTCGGGCCAGGTCTTGGTGCGCAGCTGCAGTTCGGTATTGGCGGTGATTACCCCACGGGTGTCGACGGCGGTATCCAGCGCCCACTTGATGATCCACGACACCAGCGCCGATTTGCCGATGCCGTGGCCGCTGGCCCGCGCTTCCCTGATGATCTCGCCCAGGTCGCGTGCGCCGGCTCTGATCTTCTTGCCGATAGATTCCAGTACATCGATCTGCCATTGACGCGGGCCTGGCTTGTTGGCCAACTCGGTGCCCGGCTCGCCCCACGGGAAGGCATACCAGACGTAGCCCAGCGGGTCGTCGGCGAACGACAGGATGTCGTCGACCAGTTCGTCTTCTATCTCGTCCGGGGTTTTCTTCAGCGCCTGGGCCATTACTCGCGATCCTCGGCCGCCTTCTTGCGTCGGCGCGCCAGTTCCATTCGGGCGCCAAGGCCGCTGTTATCGGTAACTTCCAGCAGCTCAGCAAAGGCTCGGACGCCGATATGGCTGCCCATGAGTTTTATGACTTGGAGTTTGTCCTGCATCTTGATGCGGCCGGTTTTCAGATCCACTTCTTTGACCATCTGACGCCACAATAGCGGCCACTGCTTGATCGGCAGCAACTTGCCTTCGTCGTCGTAAATGTCCCCGATATCCATGGTTTCTATTGCGGCCAGGCGCTTAAGCACATAGTCCGCATCAATCCCGGTACGCTTGGCGCGCTTGGCCAGTTCAGCCTCGTAGTAGGCCTTTACGTGCGGCAGCGAAAGCGCCTTTGTCACCGCCGCATTGGGGTTCTTGCCATAGCCGGCCTTAATCCCGGCCTCTCGCTGAGATATACCTTCGTTCGTTAACAGCGCCTCGACCAGTCCCAACTGCAAGGGCGTGAGGTTCTTTAGCTTCTTGTCTGCCATGTCCTAATACCTTCCACCAGAAACAGAAAAACCGGCTCTGTGGCCGGCTTGTTGATGTTTGCCTAGTCGGCGTTGAGTGATATTTGTACTACCGGATTGGCTCGGCGCATAGCGGTGTCACCACAGCTTGAACATAGGCGGTTTCCCCAAAGCGCTTGCGAATGGTGAAATCTGTGGCCATTACGTCGTCAGTCCACACCACGCCATTGAAGCTGTCGCACACGGCTTTGAGCACGTTATCAACGTCCGGCTTCTTGGTTGGGCGGATTTCTCCAGATAGGCACTTGGCACGCTTCAGCTTTGAATAGCTGGCTGGAACCTCGAACACAAGATCCAGCTCAAGCAGGCATGGTCTGGCAAATGGATCTCTCCCATTCATGCTGGCCGTGGCCTCGGTCCTTATCCTGTCTTCGTACTGGCGCGTTTTCGCTGGCGTGTACATACGGACAAAGCCGCCAACAGATGACGCTTTCGCGCGCCCCTTGCCGATTGGCTCGCCTTCGACGATAACCAAAACGCTCTTGAAATCTTCCATTCCATCCACCCGTTTGCTCGCCCTGCTCTTCGGCAGGTGCTGATTGTGTGCGCTGTGGCGCGTACTATCCTGAGCGAATTCTAACAGAGGGGCGCCACACCATGACTGTTTCGTCAACCATTGATCGCGAGGACTTCCCCGGAAACGGGGTGGCCACGGTTTTCTCGCTCCCGTTCCGCTTTTTCTTCGACTCCGAAATTGAGGCCAGTCTCATCGATGACGCCACAGGCTTGGTCACTCCCCTGACCTTAGGGGTGAATTACTCCCTGTATGGCGCCGACCAGCCTGAAGTCGATGGCAGCGCTGTCAGTCAGCTGACCATGGTTGTTGCACCACCAGTCGGCAAAACCCTATTCGTCCAGCGCGTTCTTCCGTTCACGCAAAAAACCAGCATCGTCAACCAAGGCCGGTTCTTTGCGATCATCCATGAGAACGTCTTTGACCGCCTGACCATGCTCATGCAGCAGCTCATGGGGGACTCTTCTCGTTATCTGCGCGTACCAGCATCAGACGTAGCACCGGACGCACTGCCTAACGCGGCGACCAGAGCAAACAAGGTTCTTGCCTTCGACGCTGACGGCAACCCGGTACAGTCGAATCTTTCGCTAGATGACATCGAAAGCGGTAGCACCGACGCCGCTGCTTATGCGGAGTTGTCGCGTAAGTGGGCAGAAAACCCTGAAGACGTCCCGGTAATTACTGGCGAATTCTCATCGCTGCACTGGGCGGCCAAGTCTGAAGACTTCTCCATAGCTGCCGCCGCTTCAGCTGCTAGCGCCGCACGCATCAACTCATCAGTTGCCACAGGCACGGTGAACGCCCTTGTTGGTGCTTATACGCCAGCCATTGCCGCACTCTCCGCTGGGCTGTTCTTATCGCTTCGGCCAACTGGCGCGAATACTTCGGCTACTCCGACTTTCACACCTAACACAGGCGTGATCGCAGCCAAGACAATCGTCAAAGGAGCCAACCAGCCACTGGTGAGCGGCGACATTGCTGGCGCAGGCCACTGGCTGGAACTGCAATATGACGCGACGCTGGATAAGTGGGTTCTCCTAAACCCAGCCAACTCGGCTGCTCAGCCAAACCAGATCCAGCCCATAGCCGCATCTGTTGCGGCCAACGCACTAACATTTACGCTCAACCCAACCCAGCTTGATTTCAGATCTGCAACGCTAACTAACGGCGTACCGAATAAGCGCGCTGTTAATACCGCTATAACTCTTGTTGTTCCTTCAGGCGCAACACTTGGAACTGTTAGTGGTATTGCAAGCAAGTTGGTTCTACTAGCAATGGATAACGGCGGGACAATTGAGCTCGCAGTGGCTAACTTGGCAGGCGGCATTAACTTTGACGAAACAACCCTGATCAGCACAACAGCAATAAGTGCAGCCGCAACTTCCGCCAGCGTTATCTATTCAACTACGGCTCGTTCTAGTTTGCCGTTCCGCGTTGTCGGTTTATTCGATTCGACTCAGGCTACTGCTGGGGCATGGGCAGCAACTGGCAACACTCAGGGCGTTGGCGGGCAAGCCCTTACCTCCCTGGGCAGTGTTGGCTTTGGCCAGACGCCTCAACTGGTTACAGGTAGTCGTGCACTTGGCACCACCTACTACAACACCAGCAACCGCCCACGCATGGTTTATATCTCGGCGACCCCGAACACCACCACCACAGTGTTCAACTTCACTATTAACGGCGTTGTTGTGTTTGGCACTACGCAAACAAACAACAGTTTCCAGGCATCCGACAGGTTTGCAGCAATGATTCCACCAGGCGGCAGTTATTCATTCTCTGCAGTTTCAGGCGGGGCTACGACCTTTGCTTGGGCTGAAACTTTCTAAGGGGATTCCTATGCACTACCAATCAGTTGATGGCGCACTGCACTTTCTTGAGTCCGCAGAGTTTGAATATTTACTCCCGCCCGGGTCGGTCAAGATCACCGAAAAGAAGGCTGCAGCCATACGGCTTGCGTCAATCCCGAAAGAGCAAGCGCTTTGGGATTTCCAAACGGCAATCCAATCGCACCTTGATGAAAAGGCCAGAGCTTCTGGCTACGACGACATCAAGTCAGCCGTGACCTACGCAGAAGAGCCAGCAGTGCCTCGGTTCCAGGCAGAGGGCCAGGCGTTCCGTGCTTGGCGCTCGCGGTGCTGGGCGTATGGCTACGAGCAGTTGGCCAAGGTCGAGTCGAAAGAACGTGAACGCCCGACCATTGAGCAGCTTATTGCTGAGCTGCCGGCACTGGAAATGCCTTAGCCCTAGCCGAAACGAACAAGCCCGCATTGCGCGGGCTTTTTTGTGGCTGTCATCTGGACTGGCAGTAGAAGCCTGACCATGTGGCCGCGTCCTTGCCGTGTTCGCCGATGAGTTGTTCAAGTAGCTGCGCCAGCACCTGCCTGGCCTGACCGGTATTGATTGGGCCGTTGCTGCGCCATGAGCGGGTATCCAACTCGCCGTCTGGCATCTGCAGCCATACGGCGCCAATCCACACGACTGGTTTCTTGGGCAGCTTACCGATGGTGCGCGGCACGGTGGTTGGCTTGCTCGCGCTTACCCCAAAGCGGACAGTGGTAATAGCCGCGAACAATGGTTAGCTCCGGATTGGATAACGCCAGTTTTTCGCTAGCCTCTTTACACGTACCGGCCAGTTCGAAATACCCAGGCTCCCGCCCATCCTGCAAATCAGTCGTCATGGTGCGTCTCCCATTGTTGGCAGTTTTCGCAGTAGCGTTTGCCGGGTAGCGCTGGATTCCTACAGTTGTCGAACTCACCAACCGGCCAAGCGCATTGTTTTTGTGCTGGCTGACTATTGCGCACCAGAGCATCAAGCCGCGCCCAGTCCGTGAGCAGTGCTTTTAGGTCGTGCCGGACGACAATTACGTCGTTATGGCTTCGGCATGCGCCTCTTTCGTTGGCAGAAGCTTTAAGCCGCGATAGTGAATTATGGAAGCTCACAATCTCCCCTCCTTCGGGCTGGGTGGCAGGGGCGCGGCACAGATCATCGCCCGGTAAGTACCGTCCATAGTTGGCTTCTCGTCACGATTAAAGCAGCGTTCGATATATTCCTCCGCTGCGTTGCGCATACCGACGCACAGGTCATCGGGAACCAACATAAACCCTTCCGGCACCTTCCCCGCCAACCCTGCGACGATTGCGCGGTGCTGGGCGATGGTCATAAGTGGCTCGACCACATCGGCGCTGTTATCGCGATTCAGGTGCACGTAGGTTTCGTAGTGATCGTTCCTCATCAGGTGCGCCACGACAGTAGGCTCGACACCCTCGGGCGCAGGGAACTGGCTCAGATAGCCAAGGACAGCCTCAACTTCTGCCGCCTCGTTATCCATGTTCGATTCACTGTTCCACATCGCCAGCGCTGCTTTGCCCAGCGCTTCGACCAGCATTTCTATGCGAGCTTGGTTATTCATCGGTGGGGGCCTCTTTGCATGCTGGACACAAGATCATTGGCGAGCAGCTTGTCCCATAGCCTATGGTCCCCAGGTCTTGGCATATTTTGCACGCTGGCTCAGCCTTGGCCGGCGCCTTGTTCAGTGCCGCTACGTCGTCAAGCGCTTGGTTGTAGATCGCTACTGCCTGCCCGAAATCAACGCGTCCGTACATTCCGAGCGCGCCAAGAATTACGTCTACATTGCTTCGGCTAGCACGCTCAGGCATCACCACCTCCCCGCTATCCGGCGCAGCGAGGGCGGCGTCGATGCGGACCATGTACTTCATCGGAACCATCAGGCGTATCTCTTTCAAAAGCCCGCGCAAATTGTCGTTTGTGGTCATCGTCTAACCCTCACTACGCCAGGGCAGCTGTTGGTGATGCGAGAATGTTTGGCGCCGATCAGCAGATCGCCGCACGCTGGGCATATGCCGGTTACCTGTTGAGTGCCACGGTCACGGCGCTCTATTTCCTCCCGGTAACGCTTAAGCAGCGGCGACTCTTCTTCGTCTTGGTAGCGGCTCATACCTTCGACCCCTTCTGGCGGGTGGCGAGCAGGGCGCGCAGTGCGTCAGCGAGTTCGTGCAGCTCGCTGTAGTAATCCTCTTGATGCGGATTGCGGAACTCTGTGCAGCCCGTGTCGTTGTCGTAGCTGCCGTATTCGTTTGCATATTCGCTGGCCCGGTTTTCCAGATATGCGACGCAGCGCTTAACGCCTGGCGCGATATCCTGCACAACGTCAGCGGCCACGGGCTGGGCTTGCTCAAGGCGCGATACAGCGCCTGTCTCCCATGCTCGCAACTTCCGCTCAGCATCCTCGGCTCGCGCTGTTTGGGTGGCGAGGCCTGAGCGCATAAACATGCGTTCACCCATGCCGGCGATGTTGTCTTCGTGTTCTTTCTGCCAGCCTTTACTGGCCACCTCATAAGCGGCAATCAGCGTTCCCGCACCACCGCAAACCTGGCAGTCACATTCGATTTCATGCGCGTCTGGCCCTGAATCGCTAAGCCTCATGCCTTCGCCGGAACCTTTGCACTCGGGGCAAGCCTCACCGTCTTGAGCAACGTCAGCGGCAAGCGGGTTGAGGGCCAGTGCGTTATCAATATCGCCCTTCAAATCAATCCATTCTTGGCTGTCGTCGTCCCACATTTCGACAAAGGCAACAGCTCGACGCAGCAGTACAACCGCCCCCGCCTTGTCGCTTACCCCTGAGCAGCGATTCAGCTCTGACAGCTTGTAAAGTGGCTCAAGGTCATCAGGTGAACCTGGCTCGTCTGCCTTGTCAGCGAAAATCAGCATCCGCCCATCAGAAGTAACATAAGCAAACGGACAGGGTGGCGCATCGCCTACAGCCTTGTCGCTTACCAGTGGCGCGGCGTTCAGTGCTCCGTGCAAGTCGGCGATGCCTTCAAAGATCGGCGTAGAGGTACGGTTATCACGTGCGTAGTCAATTCGCTCGTTCAGCCCATCAAGAACAACCTGGGACGCGGAACGCAGCTCCGCAAGCTCGGCCTGTAACGCGCCAGCTTCGTCTTGCCAGCGTCTTGCCGATTTACGCATCAGGTCAAGCTCGGCCTGTAGCTGGACAACTTCACGGCACTTATCGGCCAGTGAGTTGCTGCACGCATCGGACACAGCCCGCAGATCAGCCAGTTCCGCGTCTCGGGTGGCGAGGGCTTCTGCGATTTCAGTTCGCAACACCTCACATCCAGCCCCTTGCGCATCTGCAATTGATCTCCAGCCGCAGTCATACAAGCGCTCGTAGAACGCCTCTTTGTCGGCCAGCCAAGCAACAACCGGCAGCGCGTCAGGTTTACCGCCATAATTATTTTCCATACCAACCACCTCTCAATTTCGATCTAGTTGTGTTGTTTTTCGTTTGTATTCAGTTGCTTACGTCAGAAGCTTTGAATTAAGCCGCGACAAAATCTCATCGCGATCAGCTTCCTGCTCTGCTGCCCAGTACTGCTCAAGCACGATCAGGGCGTCAGAGATCGCGATAAGGCGGTCGCCGAGAATTGCGCGGTCTGCCCCGCCATCAAGCATATCGACCACATAGGACTGCATATCGGGGTGATACGCGATTTTGGCGATTGCCATGCTCTCCATGGCTTCCTCGATAGCCTGAATCGCTTCGGAATTGGCCCTGGATCGCAGAAACTCATCCGACCCCTGGCACACGTAGCTGGTATCAAACTGCGCATCAGCCAGGCAGCTCTGAGTGGCCTCTACAGATTTATCCCCGATCAGATACCGCCAGCACACCGCAAGGCCAAGCAGGACTCCCCACGGGTCGACGGTGGAGGCGTACCAGATCGCCAGGGCGGTCAGCAGGATGACGCTTATGGATTTCCAGGCGTTGGGGGTCATGGGTGTTTCCTCGGTCAGTCCAGCAGGGAGCTGGTGGAATATGGCCGGTCTGGCTTGTTTGCAGCCGCGCCGATCAGGTCGTTGAATTTCGAATACTTGCCCTGGTACTGCGTGCGCACGGTGCCTGGCTCGAAGTCGCGGGCAGCGGCAGTGATGATCTCGGCAATTCCACGATCCTCGGTGCCAGGGTGGTAAACCTCGTCGCGGTACACGAACGAAATTATGTCCGCGTCCTGCTCCAGGCTGCCGCTGTCGCGAAGGTCGGCACAGATCGGGCGTTTGTCCGGGCGTTTCTCAAGCTCGCGGTTGAGCTGCGAAAGCAAAATCACAGGGATGCCTAGCTCGGTTGCCATGAGCTTCGCCTGGCGGGTGATCTCGCTGATGCGCTGGGTGGCGTTCTCGCCCCGCGACTCGCCATCGACAAGGCCAACGTGGTCGATTTCCAGCAAGTCGAGGCCTTCCAGCATTTTCATGCGGCGGGCCATCGAGCGGATGCGGCTGATGCTCAAACCCTTGCGCGTGGACAGGCGCAGCCCCGACTTAGCCAAGCGGCCCATGACGTCGTTGTACTGGCTTGGGTATTCACGCAGGGCAGCCCCAGACTTCACGTAGTCGAGCGGAATACCACCCTCGGACGAAACCATGCGGTCCATCAACTGGGTGTTGCTCATCTCCAGGCTGACGACCAGAACCTTCTTGCCCTGCAGCGCGTTGTGGCTGGCGATGTTCATGGCCAGCGTGGTCTTGCCCATCTTCGGACGCCCAGCGATCAGGATTAGTTGACCGGGCTTCATGCCGCCCCACTTGCGGTCGAGAATGCCCAGCCCAGTGCTCAGCCCGTCCATGGCACCGTCCAGCGCTTCCCGACGCTCCATCTCCGCAGCATGGGCGTGCATGATCTCGCCGGCTGTCACGGTGTCGGGTGACTGTGTTTCGGTGTTCAGCGCTGCAACCTCGGCCTGGGCCTGGGCCACCTTGTCGCTGGCGTCCATGGTGCTGGTGCTTAGCTCGTGGATGTTATGCGCGGCAACGGCAAACTTTCGGTCCATGCTGCGCTCCAGCACGATCCTGGCGTATTCCTTCGCGTTGGCAGCGCTCGGGGTGTTCTTGTGGATTGCTGCGGTATACGCGATGGCGTTGGTGCCGTCGTGCATCGTGACGATCTCATCAGCCACCGTCAGGAAATCCACGCTGCTGCCCTTGGCCTTCAGCGCCATGATCGCGGTGAACACGGCGCGGTTGTCGGCGAAGAAGAAATCCTTGGTCACCAGATCAGCCGACAGGATGTCGATCAGCTCTGGCTTGATCAGCATTGCGCCCAGGACACCGCACTCGGCTTCCTCGCTGTAGGGTTCGCGTGTGCTCATTTGTAATTCCCCTCAACCACTTTTTTGAAATTGCCCTTTGTCAAAAACCAATCGAAGGCAAAAGAATTTCGCTCCATCAGGAACGGTGTTTTTGATATATCCGTGAAATACCTCTCCCACCAATCGACGCTCTGAAACCTCTTGTCGCTGTTCCAGCGATCCCTCAATTTCTTTTTGCGGTCCTCATCGAAAAGCCGTGGTTTTGGTTTCTTCGGAAGTATTCGCGAATAAGCGGCCAGAATTTCTTCGTATGGTACCGGTGGCTTTTCTGGTCTAAGAAACCCGCAATCGTCATCGCCAGATGACAAGGGTTTTTGATCTTCTTCTTGTAGTTCTAGATCTTCTTTATTGTGGTCAACTGCTGGCGATCTGCTGGTCATCTGTTGGTTATTTGCTGGCGATGTGTCTTGGTACAAAGCCCAGTTAGTTATTGAAATGATTGAGAATTTGCTCTCTGATTTGATGGTTATCTGCTGGAGACTTTCGAGCACTTTTAGAGCGCCGCGAACAATACTCTCGGAAACACCAGTCCTTTCAGAGAATTTATGGCGCCCGAACACCAATTGCCCTGGTTTTAACCTGACAACTTGTCTTCCTACGAGAACTTCCCCTTCTTTGTAGGAGGCGGAAAGTATCAAGTGAATCCAGACAGACAGGTACTCAGGTTTCGATGCAATGGCGCTGGTCAAGAGCTTCCTTGAGACCTTCACCCAACTCGACATGGTTATCCCCTAACCTCAAGGGCTTCAACAATTTCGCAGTCTGGCTGGCCCCGGTCGTTTAAATCGTGCGTGATCTCGTCTCGCTCAACAGCTAGCGGCATGTTGTGGTTGATGAATTGAGCTATCAGCCTTGCCTGCCAAGGGCGCAGCACAATGTAATTTTGCTCACCAGAATCCCGGTCGATGCTTCTCAGCATGTAATTAGCATCAATCAAGCGGATAGAAACCTTGTCACCGTTTTCAAGTTCCATAGCTCATTCCTCCCCCAACGCCACAAACTCGCTGGCCTTCATACCGAAGGCGCCGGCCAGAAGCCTGATCGTCGATGCGGTGGCCTCTGGATTGTTTGCCAGTTGATTGAGCCAGCTTGAGCTGCGGCCCAATCGTTCAGCCAACTGGTTCTGTTTCATGTCGTGCTTTGCCAGCGCGACTTTGATTGACTTGCCGATATTCATTTGGTGCCTCCTTTGTAGATGCTGCGAATAGTGAGGCTGCTAGTTGATGGTGTCAACGGCATATTGTGGATTTATTCTGTTGACACGGCAAACGCCTGCATCTACATTTGCCATCACCCCGCAACGACAACGGGTGCCGCCGGCTCGACAGGAGTTGAGCAGGGAAACGAGGGGACTGGCCCGCCTTGGCATAAGGGCCAACTAACTCACTGGAGTAGCGAAATGAAATCCCAAGCAACCCGCCTCAAAGACCTTCCCGCCGTTAAGCGTGTGCAGTGGCTGAATAACTTCATTGTGCTGCCGGTGACTGGGCTGGCAATCGTGGTGATCTTCGCCGCGCTGGCGATGAACCTGTTCGGGCTGGCGCCGCAATGAGCCGCAAGGTGCAGGTGTTCAAGTGGAAGGTTGAGCCAATCGGCCCACAGCACGTTCCTGGCTCAATACACAAAGTCACGTCATCGAAAGTCGAAGACTTCGAAGCCACCTTCCACCAGTTCGGCCAAGAAACCGACGAAGACGGCGCCCAGCCTGTGGCCATCGTTGAACACGCTGACGGGTTCGTGGATACCGTTCCCGCCCACATGATCCGCTTCCTCGACAAGGAGTCCTGAAATGCTGCCCCTTCAAATCGACACCGCCGAACTTATGGC